GAGGACACCGAAGTAGAGATTGAAGAGGAGGATATTGAGCCTACAGAGATTTTGGAAGAAGAGGATGGTTCCGTTGTTTTAAATTTTGAGGATGCGGTCAAAGAAGAATTGTTAATGGATTCTGACGCTAATTTAGCTGAAGTTCTAGACGAACGCATACTTGAAGAAATATCTATGGAACTGGTGGCACATTACAAAGAAGATCGTGAAAGTCGTCAAGAATGGGAAAATTCTTATTCGGAAGGATTAGAACTTTTAGGATTAAAATATGAAGAGCGCGAAGAACCTTTTCGTGGAGCAAGTGGTGTAACACACCCAGTTATAGCGGAAGCAGTAACACAGTTTCAAGCCCAAGCATATAAAGAATTATTACCTTCTGCTGGCCCTGTACGTGCACAGATAGTAGGAGCAAACACAACAGAAATCGAAGCCCAGGCGCAACGTGTACAAGATTTTATGAACTATCAAATTATGCATGTTATGGAAGAATATGATCCTGAATTGGATCGTTTACTATTTTATCTTCCTTTAGCAGGAAGTGCATTTAAAAAAATATATTTTGACGAAACTTTAGATCGTGCAGTAGCACGGTTTGTTCCGGCTGATGATCTTGTGGTACCCTATAATGCTACGGATTTATACTCTGCCTCTCGTGTAACGCATGTTATACGTATGGTAGAGAACGAAGTGAAAAAACTTCAAGCCGGAGGATTTTATCGTGAAATAGAATTACAACCTTATGACCAAGAAAATGAATTACGAGACAAGGAGCGTGAGCTTTCTGGTATTTCTAAAACATCGAGTGATGATGATTGCACACTTATTGAAATGCACACAAGTTTAGATTTACCAGGGTACGAGCATCGTGAGCCTATTGAAGGAAATCTTACAGGCATAAAACTTCCTTACATCGTAACGATAGATTTGGAAAGCGGAAAGGTTTTAGCTATTCGACGCAACTGGAAAGAAGGGGATGAGTATTATAAAAAGTTACAATATTTTTCACATTACAAATTTTTACCAGGATTAGGTTTTTACGGATTTGGATTATTACATATGATAGGTGGCTTAGGGAGATCAGCCACCTCCATTCTTCGTCAACTCATTGATGCAGGAACTTTAGCCAATCTCCCTGCTGGTTTTAAAGCTCGTGGTATTCGTATTCGTGAGAGTGATGAACCGTTGTCTCCTGGTGAATTCCGCGACATAGATGTCCCGGGTGGTGCGTTAAAAGAAAGCATTCTCCCTCTTCCATACAAAGAACCAAGCCAGACGTTAATGCAACTATTAGGATTTGTTGTAGATGCCGGGAGACGATTTGCAGCTATTGCTGACATGCAAGTGGGTGATGGCAATCAATCAGCGGCCGTGGGTACAACTGTAGCGTTACTGGAACGAGGATCAAAAGTTATGTCCGCAATTCAAAAACGTTTGCACTATGCACAAAAACAAGAATTTCGTATGTTGGCAAAAGTGTTTGCGGAGTCTTTGCCTCCGAGTTATCCCTATAATGTTTGGGGAGCAGAGGCTTTTATTAAACAAATGGATTTTGATGACAGAGTAGATGTTCTTCCCGTGTCTGATCCAAATATTTTTTCTGTTTCACAGAGATTGGCCTTGGCACAAACCCAATTGCAACTTGCTCAATCAAATCCACAAATGCATAATATGTACGAAGCCTATAGAAGGATTTATGAAGCTGTCGGAGTGCAAAACATAGAAGCTTTGCTCCCTCCACCACAAGCCCCACAGCCTACTGATCCTTCTATAGAAAATGCACGGGCTATTATTCAAGAAAATTTAACAGCATTTCAAGAACAGGATCAAGATGCTCACATTGCCTCACACTTGGCTTTTATGAAAAATCCTGTGGTAGCATCTACTCCTCAAATATTTGCTTTACTTTTAGCACATATTTGTGAACATATAGCTTTTAAAGCACGTGGAGTAGCAATGATGGAAGTGATGACAGCAAACCAAGAAGCTCAAGCTGCAGGACAACCAGAACCAGCGATTGATGGAGAAGCACGTGTAGCTGTACTCATAGCACAATATACGGAAGAAGTTTTTGCTGCTTTATTACCTCCTGGCGGAGATCAACCTGATCCTCTTGTAATGTTACGTGAGAAAGAATTAGATATTAAAGCGGCCGATATACAACGTAAAGCTTTAGAATTTGATGCACGCATGGAGTTTGAACAAGATCGTGAAGAAGGACGACAAGAAATTCAACGTGAAAACATAGACTCACGTGAAGATATTGCACAACTTCGTGCCCGAATAGCAAGAGAAAAATTAGCAAAAGATTACAAAGTAGGAAACTAATGGCAATATACCAAGGAAAAACAGTTACACTTAACAAGCCTATGAAAGGTGATGTAAAAAAGTTTAAAGTTTTTGTGAAGTGCGATGGCAAAGTAAAAAAGATTAATTTTGGTGATAAAAACATGAAAATTAAATCGCATATTAAAGCCAATAAAAAAAGTTATTGTGCACGAAGCGGAGGGATTAAAGGAGCAAGCGATAGATGTTCAGCTAATTACTGGTCTCGACGTATGTGGAAATGTGGAGATGCATAAAGGTGGAAAGAAAAAAACATGAATAAGCCAACTGTAACCAAAGTAGCGTCTAAACTAGAAACACATGAAGCTGTGTGTGCAGAACGTTGGAAAGAAACAATACTAAGGATAAAACGTTTAGAACATATAATGATAGGCGCAGCAGGAACAATTATTGTAATGTTAATAACTATGTTGTGGAGAACCGTATGAAAAGAGCTAAAGGGTTAGCTGGTCAAATGGCAGAACAAATGAATATGCCTAAGAATGCCGCTAAAGGAATGTTAGCAAAAGCTAAGAAAATGAACGATCGTGATGGTTTCATGGGTGGTGGTGCAGCGCATCATAGCAGTGGAGTACGACGTTTACAACAATCTAAAATGAATATGGCCGGAGGTGGCGTAGCCATTAAAGGTTTTACATTTAAAGGAGTATTCTAATGGCAAATAAAACAAAAGATATGAAAGCAGCACGTAAAGCTTTTTACGATAGCAAGGGCACAGATTATTCTGCTCAAATGTCCTTTGAAGAATTTTTAAGTAATGTGTGGCCGAGTATGAATAGAGCGGCAGGTGGCGTAAGTTTAGATTTTGAAGAAGCAAACGTAAGAGATAGTATGTTTACAGGTGGAGCAGCTATACGAGGACGTAATTTTAGCGGAAACTATTAACCAAGGAGAAGAATAATGAAGATGAAGAAATACAATAAAGGAGGCCAAGGTTATGCAGACCGAGAAGACGAATCTTTAGGAATGCGTACTGGGGCTGAAAGAACAAAACGCCAAAGCATGAAAGATCGTCGCGATGAATCTTACGGTGCTTGGGGCAAAAGACCAAATCAAAAAATTAATCGTAAAGATGGCGGTGTTGCTAAAAACTATGCACATGGTGGTGTTGAAGCGGCAGACAAAGAAGGTAGCCGTTTAAGTATTTCTATGGAAAGACAAGAAGATGCTGGTTTTTCTCCATCCGAAGCCGACTTTGACCAACAACATAGATTAGCAGAAGAAGGTATTATGGAAGTGGGAGCTGACGTTAAAATCATACAGGGTCATAACTCACGCGCTTCATTAGGTGAAACGAAAGGTGTTCGTGGAACAGGAGCGATGGTAAAAGGAACGAAGTTTGAAGGAGTCTTTTAGTGGACCCATTAAATTTTGCTTATTCTGTTCTTAAAGCATTGCAACAAAGAATAGAATTAACAGAACAGGCCATACTCGCAGGAAGTCCTAAAACATTAGAGGAATACCGTCAATTGACGGGCGAGTTAAAAGGTTTGCAATTTGCGGAGCAAGAAATTAAAGAAGCTCTGGATAAAAACGAGAAAGAAGAAAGCTAATGAAAGGTAAATTATATGTCAAAAACACTTTATGTGCCCGATCACATTGTAAAAAATAAAAAGAAAAATAAGTCTACAGTTGATATTAATTCAATGTATGTAGAACCTGAAAAAAAAGTCTTAGATCCCAGTTTAATAGAAAAAGGTTTAAAAGAACGTCTTCCGCAACCGACAGGATGGCGGATTCTTGTTATGCCTTATATGGGAAAAGCTACTACAGACTCAGGAATTTATATTCCCGATGCTGTACGAGAACGTGAACAATTAGCTACCGTTGTTTCATATGTTTTAAAAATAGGACCTTTAGCTTATAAAGATCCTAGTAAGTTTGGACCAGGGGAAGAACCTTGGTGTAAAGAAGGTCAATGGGTTTGCATTGGCCGATATGCAGGATCACGTTTTAAGATAGATGGTGGTGAAGTTCGTATCATTAATGATGACGAAGTTATAGCTACTATTTTAGAACCTGATGATATTAAACATGTCTAGAAAGAAGAAAGTAACCCAGGAGAAGCGACATGCCACAAAATGAAGAGGCAAAATTAGATGTTGGCGATGCCAATGAAGAAGCGGTTGATGTAGATGTAAAAGATAAAGAGGAAGATGTATCTGAGTCTAAAACAGAAACAAAAGCCGAAATAGAAAAAGTAGAAGAAGAACCGAAGAAAGAAGAAGAGTTAGAAGAATACAGTGCGGGAGTAAAATCTCGTATTGATAAACTAACTAAGCGTATGCGTGAAGAAGAGCGTCAAAAAGCTGCTGCTACGCAATATGCTGAAAATGTTAAAAAAGAAAATGACAATCTTAAAATGCGTTTACAAAATTTAGATAAAGGCTATCAAGAAGAGTTTGGAGGTCGTATTGATTCCCAAATAGATAGTGCAAAACGTGCGTTTAAAGATGCTCATGAAGCAGGCGATGTGGATCGTATGGTGGAAGCACAAGAAGCTTTAGCAAATCTTACTGTAGAAAAAGGAAAATTAAAAAAACTTCCTGCGGAAGATAATAAAGCTCCTGTTGCACCTCAGACACAACAACCTCAAATAATGCAACAACCACAACAACAAGCGCGTCCTGATCCTAAAGCAGAGGCTTGGGCAGCAAAAAATGACTGGTTTGGACAAGATGAAGTTATGACATATGCCTCCTTTGGCATTCATAGGCGTTTAATTGAGGATGAAGGGTTTGACCCACAAAGTGAAGCATATTATGCTGAATTAGATAAAAGATTAGCGTCTGAGTTTCCACACAAGTTAGGAAAACAGGCAAATAACGGGGGAAGTCGAAAAGTTGCGTCTGCTGAAACTTCTAAATCCCGCAATAAAGGTGGACGAAAAACTGTGCGGTTAACGCCTTCACAAGTAGCTATAGCTAAAAAGCTAGGTGTTCCGCTTGATGAATACGCAAAATATGTGAAGGAGTAAAAAATGACTGAAGAAAAAAAAATGGAGAACACAGCTCCCCAAAGTAATACGAGAATATCACGTGCTCAAGAGACTCGCGAAAAAAATGCACGCCGAGGGCCCTGGAAGCCACCATCAGCTTTAGAAGCACCAGAACCACCAGAAGGTTATGTTCATAGGTGGATACGTGCTGAAGTTATGGGTTTTGACGATCGTAAAAATGTTTCAGCCATGGCACGAGAAGGCTGGGAATTAGTACGAGGCGATGAATACCCAGAGTTTGATGCTCCAACAATAGACGATGGCAAACATGCCGGAGTTATTGGAGTGGGTGGATTATTATTAGCTAGGTTACCCGTTGAAATCGCAAAACAGCGAGATGACTATTATCGGGCACGAACCCGCGATCAAATGGCAGCTGTTGACAATGAGTTAGCTCGTTCTCAGCATCCTGCAATGGCTATTCATAAGCCAGAAAGAGAAACTCGTGTAACATTTGGAGGTGCTCGCAAAAGTGAGGACTAATTTTTTAACCGTATTATAGAAGAGGATATACTATAATGGCAAATATTAATGGAGCTTTTGGACTTAGACCTTTAAAACAACTTGGTCAAAGTGCAAATACTACAGGTGCCACAGAATATAGAATCGCCTATGACAACACAAATAAACTATACAGAGGACAACCCGTTATTCCTTTAGCTGCTGGAGTTATTGACCAATTGCAAGCAGCTACAGGCGGAACTGTCTCTATAGTGGGTGTGTTTTGGGGGTGTGAATATGTTTCAAGCACAACAGGTAAAACAACCTGGAGCAATTATTGGCCTGGATCTGGAGCGGATAGTAACCACCCAGTAAAGGCTTTCGTGTACGACGATCCTAACCAACTATTTGTGATAGCAACTGGTAATAACACTGGTGCTGCAACAGAAGCTTTAGTAAGAGCTGACATTTTTTCTAATGTACAAATGGCGGATGGTAACAGTGGTTCTACAACTACTGGTATTTCTTCAGCTACAGCTAATTTAAGCACAGCAGCAGCAACTAATACTTTTCCTTTGCGTATTGTAGGTGTTGAAGATGACCCTGCAAATGCAGATTTTACTGCCACAGGAATTGGTATGATTGTTCGTATTAATAACCACTTTAACGCACCTACTGGATCTATTGTCCAAGGTACCGTTTCAACAACTGGCGTATAGGAAGGATTGAAATATGGCAATATCTAGAGCACAGCTCGCCAAAGAGCTAGAACCTGGACTCAACGCCCTTTTTGGTCTTGAGTATAACAGGTATGAAAACGAAGCGGCAGAAATCTTTGATACAGAATCATCAGAAAGAGCATTTGAAGAAGAAGTAATGCTATCTGGTTTTGGCGCAGCACCCGTTAAAAGTGAGGGTGGTGCAGTATCATTTGACGATGCACAAGAAGCTTATACCGCAAGGTATAATAACGAAACAATTGCATTAGCTTTCTCAATAACAGAAGAAGCGATCGAAGATAATCTTTATGATCGTCTAGCTTCTCGTTATACAAAAGCTTTAGCAATTGT